CGGTCTGTCACTGGGCCACGGTCACGGGCGGCAACTATGCCACGGTCACGGGCGGCAACTGGGCCAAGGTCACGGGCGGCCACTCCGCCAAGGTCACGGGCGGCGACCGGGCCACGGTCACGGGCGGCGACCGGGCCACGGTCACGGGCGGCGACTGGGCCACGGTCACGGGCGGCGTCGGGGCCACGGTCACGGGCGGCGTCGGGGCCACGGTCACGGGCGGCGTCGGGGCCACGGTCACGGGCGGCGACGGGGCCACGGTCACGGGCGGCGACGGGGCCACGGTCACGGGCGGCTACAGGGTCATGGTCACGGGCGGCAACGGGGCCATGGTCACGGGCGGCAACTATGCCACGGTCACGGGCGGCAACTGGGCCAAGGTCACGGGCGGCCACTCCGCCAAGGTCACGGGCGGCGACGGGGCCACGCTGCAGCTCTCGTTCTTCGACGGGGTGAGGACTCGGATCGTAACGGCCTACGTTGGCGAGGGTGGGATCGAGGCTGGGAGAGTTTACAGGCTGGTGGATGGGAAGTTCGCTGAGGTCATATGAAAACAATCCTGATCCTGTTGATACTCACAGTAGGTTGCAGCGGCACTGTCCAAGACAGTCCGCAGCGCTGTAAACCAAACCGCGACTACCTGCGCGCCCTCGCGTGCGAGGCCTGCTACTCGACCGCCCTGCGCGCCAGCGCGATCGACCCCTGCGCGCCGGGCACGATCACGGCCGCGTGCGACTCGACCGCGTGCGGCGAGAACGCGTGCGAGACCGGCGGGGGTCCAGTCTCGTGCCGGGGCGGGAGCCTGTTCTATGGCCCGGGCGACCGCCAGTGCCAGTGCGTGCCCGGGGACAAGTGCCTGGCCGTACCGATCAATGGTGAACCATCCGAGGGGGTGTGCCTATGAATTGGTTTGACATCTAGCCTGCTGAACCAAAGAAAACGCCCCGGACCTTGTAGGGTCTCGGGGCGTCGAGCGCGAGGAGAGCGCGCTCTTAAGTCACTGAGGCATGCCGGTAGGGCGAAGCGCGATTAGGCTGACCGAATAGTCTCCCGTCAAGTTGAGCGCCGCACCGCCCGCAGCGATGTTTGCCTGAGTCGTGTTCGCGCGGATCTTCAGCTTGAGGCTGTTGCCACTTCGAGACACCGGCCAGGTCCCAGTAAGGTGCACGAACGCGATCGGGAACCCGGTCGTGTTGCCGTACACTCGGACATGCCGACCGGACCCAGCCACGAGCACGTAATTGTCCGCGGCCCCCGGGGCCACGTCGCTGACCCACAGGGTCAGGTTCAACGGCAGGTCGGCACCGGCGCCATTGGAGAACCACGTGTTGATGTCGACGTCGATCAAGACGACGTCCCCGACCATGGTCTTGAGCGTCGCCGCGGTCCAGACGGTCGCTCCGGCCAGGTCAACGTAGGCGGCCACGCCGGCTACCAGTGGGGTCGGGAAGTTGTCCCACGGCGGCGCGAAGCAATTAGCGCTGCTGTCCACGCTGAAGCTCGTCCGGTAGCTGCCGGCGAGCTTGTAGAGGCCGGTCGTCGTCCCGAGAAACGTGGTCCTGTCCGCGAGCGTATCGAAGGCCACATCCACGCTCTCAGCCACGATCCCGTCACCGTCGCTCGGCGCGGCGTACGTCGAGCCGAGAGGGAGCGGCTGCACCCGACCAGTGGCCCCGCCGTTGCCGGCCCCGCTGCCAGGCGTCGGGATCGAGAAGTGCGTCGCGTCGATCACGCCGCCAACCGCGATTTCCCACACCCCGTTCGCTGCGAAGTTGACCTGGTGGTCGTAGATGCTGACCGGGTCACCGTCGCTCATGCCGTGCGGCACGTTCGTCTGGACGACGACCGGGTTAGCGTCGGTCGTGCTGACGATGTTGACGCGCGGCAGCAGCGAATTCTTCGTGTTGCTGGCTACGCCGTTCTCTTGGTCACTCATCTCTTCTCCTCAGGTCGCACCCAACCACGCGCCGCGTACCACGCGCCCACGTCCGAGTCCGCGACCGTGCTCGAAGCGCACTCGTAGCTCCGGCACATCAACCCAGCGTCGGCGTGTCTCAGGCCCATAGCGTGGCCAAGTTCGTGAGCGGTCACGGTCTGCAGAAGGCCGGGCAGGTGGACCAAAGAGTTAAGGAACACGATCCCGTATTGCGGTGACGTCAGGCCCAGGATCCCGACCGGCAATTCCGTCGTGCCCGTGACGCAGATGTCCGCGCCCCGGCATGACAAGGCTGGAGTGAACCGCAGCGCTGGCACGTGGTCGAGCCAGTCGTGCTCGGCGCAGGAGACCGCAAGGCGCTGGTCGACCTCCAGCGTGGTGCCGTCGACGTAGACCGAGTAGGCCTTGACGCGGTCGGGCGTCGGCTTGGATTGCAGCGAGAGCGCTGTAATTAGGCAGGTGACCAGTCCGCGCATCAGTCCGTGCCGGCGTCCGAAGTACATAAGCCGAACCCGCGCACGAGGTCATCAGCGTCCTTGAGCACGGCGGCGACCTCCGCACCTTCCTTGCCCAGATGAGGCAGGAGACCTGCGATCGCGTTGGTGGCAGGCATCAGGGCACAGATGGCGGCTGACGGCTGGTTCGCGTTCACGAGCGCGTTGGCCGACAAGATTATTGCGTGCGCCGGCACGAGCGCGATCTCGCACTCGGGAGGCATGACGTCTGGGACCGAACAGACCTTGAGCGCCGTCACCCAGGCGATCTCGGCGAGCGAGACCGCAGCGCGCGCCTGAGCTCTACCGACCGAGGGCGCTGCCGGCGTCCTGGGCGAGAACGCCGAGCAAGACGTGATCAGGACGAAAAGGGCGAGTATGACGCGCTTCATTTAGTGGGTTCCTTCGAGGTGACTATTGACTTCGACACAGCACCAAGCACGGTCACGACGAGCAGGCACGCGCTCGCGGTCAGGTGCCAGGGCAGTTTGCCGCCCTCGTTCGCGTAGTGGGCCAGGGGCCTCGAAGACGACGCAGAGGACGGACGTGGAGAGCATGATGGCGTGAGACAGGGAGAACTTCACTTGAACCACTTCTCCACGAGCTTCGCGATCAGTGTTGATACGACCGCGATGACCACGGCCGTGAGAAGACGATAAACGAACGACGCTTCGACGGCCGAGGCGAAGAGCGCCCCGGACACGCCCATGAACTCGGCGCGGCTACCGTGGGCGGTCATCAGTGCACCCAGTAACGGACGTCAAAGAGCCACTCAATCGTCGTGGCCGTTATCCCGGTAACGCGCGGCTGGACGGTCACGCCCGAGGACGTGAAGTCGGCGACGGCCGTGGCGAAGGACGCGTCGCCGAGCAGCGCGCCGAGGGCGCCCGAGACGATCGTGATCAGACTACCATTGAGGGTTAGGGTGCCGCCGATGTTGTGGAAGGACCGACCGACCGTGGCGTAGCCGCTCTTGCCGGCCGCGGATCGGGCGACCACGCTCATCGTAACGAACCCGCCCGCGCCGGACGGGACGACAAGAGACCCAGCCGAGGACGTTGTCGGGGTCGCGTTGGTCGTCGTGAGCACGTCGGAGAGCCAAGGGCCAATCTGTCGCTGACTCATGCTGGGGCCACCTGTGTTTTCGTTCCAGAAGTGCCGATCACCCAGAGAGCGCCGGCTTTTCCGTAAGCGACTGGGCCGGCAGTCGGCGTCGCCGGGTCGGCCGTGTTCGTGAATTCGTGCTTGTAAGCCGCGACGGTGGACCAAGCGTTGGTGCCAGCGATGCCAAGCCCGATTGCGTTGTCGGTACCTGGTCGAAACGTCCCTGATAGAAAGGCGGAATGTTGGGCGCCGCCAATGTTGAAGATCGTTTGGCCGGCAGTCCCACCATCGATCGTCACGTTCAGGAGGTTGGCGTGGTCTCCGATCGTAAGTCCGTTGGTGTTGTTGACGTTGAGGAGAATGATGTCGGCCGTGTTCGCGGCGTTGCGAACAGCTATCACGGTCACGTTATTTGGTGCTCGCAGAGACCCGCTCGCCGCGACCGCCCCACCCCCGAGCGATACAGGACTACTGATAGAGAAGACGCCGGCAACGGCACCCGTGGCCTGATTCACGGCCAAGGCGCTGGCCGGCCCGGCGGCGTCACCACCGAACACGACCGGGTTGTAGAAGGCACTCATGTGTAGCCCAAGCAGACGTCGTGGTCTGCCGCCGTCGCGGCCGTGTACGTGGCCTTAGTGGTGCTCACACCCCAAGAGATCCCGACCGAAAATGTCTGCCCGCCGTCCGTGAAATAGTCGACGCCGAGGACGGCCAACGAGGGCGTGCTGCCGGCCGCAGGCGCGAGCGGGATCCTGTCGATCGGAGTATCTCCTGGGTTAGGCCCTGCCGCCGAGTTGAACAAGTGAAGCCAACGAAGGGCGGCATTGAGATTCGTGCCCTTGACAGACTTCAAGACCCCGGCAGCAGCCTTAGCGTTGCCACTCACGACCCCGAGGTTATTGCTGAAAGAAGACGCTGCTGGCGCGCCCGCCGTCACGGTACCAGCCACCTTGAGGGCGCCAGTGTTGTCTACTGCGGCCACATTTGACGCGCCGTCGCCGCTACGGATTGCTACTTCGAGTGCACTCATTTTTCCTCTTCAAAATGCTCAAGGAGTCAGAGCAACGCCGTAGAGCTTGCCGGCGGTACCCCACGCCAGCTGGTAGATGTTAGTGGTCCCGATCGTCGTCCCCCAGGTGTTGTTATTTCCCTGTATCGAGATCGTGTGCCCGTTCAGCGTGCACGCGGTCGCGTCCACGTAGAAGTACGCGCCGGCGAGCGTGGCCGCGGCTGGGATTACTATCGTCACGTTAGCGGCTAGAGACCCAGTCAACGTGATGTACGGGTTGAATGGGGCTGACAGAGTGAACGTGCCGCCAGCAGCCACGTTGATCGTCGTCTGAAGCCAGTAGAGCGGGGACGCGGCGCCGCCGATACCAGCACAGTCAATCTGGAAAGCGTTACGCGCGCCGCCGTTCGAGGATACGATCGTACCGTTCGCCGCGCCCGGAATCACCTGCATGTAGTGAGTTCCGTCAGAGAATTGCGTCAGCACAGGCGAGTAGACGAATATTTGCTGCCCATTGATTGGGTCGCCTAGATAGATGTTGTCGCCGCCGTCGGTTGCTAGAACGCGGATATCTGCCAGGTTCGTGTGATTCCGCGCGACGGCGATCGAAGTCGCGTTCGGGGCGCGAGTCAGTCCAGTCAGAGGCTGAAGCCCACCACCAAGACTGGCGTATCCAGCGCTCAAGGACGGGACACTGGTCACGCTCGAGTTCGTGTTAGCGTCCGCGCACCCGAGACGGATCACGCTCGCTGCGCCTGTACCGCTGACCGAAGTCCCGGCCGCTTGCGACCCGCCAACGATCGTGACGACTTGATTTCCCCAAGTCGGAGCAACACCACTCGCCGTCGCTATGATCCCTTTTTGAACCCCGCCAACGATCGTGACTGGCTGATTCAAGTAGAATCGCCAATTGACGTTAGAGGCCTGGTTTGGGTTGATGAACTTGATCGTCTCGCCTGGGTAATCCTGCGCCACGGCACCCGGCACATTATACCAGTCGAGGAATGACCCGCCCTCGGCGTTCCCGAAGGGCGCCGTCTCCGAATACATGTCCTTGCAAGTGAAGTTCTCGCCAGCGCCGTTTACCACTATCCCATTCTGGAAGTAGTAGTAGAATTGGCAGCCGTCCGTGTTCAGGCTGCCGCTGAGGGCGTTAGCGCCGCCTTGGTCAAACGAAAGGATGTTCCAGCCGCCCCCCAAGTCGCACCGGTTCGCGTGGTTCAGGAACGCGTTCGCGCCTTGGACGTGAACCACGCTTTTCGCGAGCTGCTGCTGCCCATTGATGAAATTCTGAAAGATTTGGCAGCGCTCGAACACCAGGTTATCGACCTGGTTCGGGTCGCCGTTAGCTCCTATGTAAACCAGATCCGAACTTCCGGCCGTGGCGTTAATCGCGTTGTCAGTGGCGCTGCCAGTCCCAGTATACGGCTTCCCCAACGTGATCGCCGAGGACGAGACTGCTTTGACTGGGTAGCTCTTCTGAAACTGGCTAGCAAAGATTAGCCAGTCCCCAGGCCTCACTGACCCACTAAGGTCGTTAGTAGTCGGAACACTGGCCGATCCGTTAGTCGTGTTGAGCGTGCCTGCCAGCGGCGCAACATAGGCGTACTTGCACGTCGCGTTGGTCGGGCCGTTGTACCCCGCGCCGCCGATCGTTATCGTAGTCGAGGCGACGACGTTCGCCGCGATCGGGTAGTACACGTTCGGGCTGTCTGACCCGGTGTTTGGGTCGCTGAACACCAGGTGCCCACCCTTCGACAGGGTCTGGGCTACCGAGGCCGTCATGGTGTTCGCCGCGTGCGCGATGTTAACGGTGCCGGTCAAGAGCGGTTGAGGTACCGGGATCGCGTGCGTGATTGCGCAGTCGGTGAAGGCCAGCTGGTGTGTCACGGCCGGGACCTTGACGACGGCGCTAGTCGCTAAAAAGTTACCATCGAAGGTGAGCTGGTCGAACTTAGCAGGACCGAGCCCTTGAACCTGCAGCAAGTGATCGGCGGACGAGCGTAGTTGGATCGTGCTCGTGCTGTTGTTTGACGCTTGCCCGGTGCGTATTGCCCCGACCCCGACCCAATTGATGATCGGGTTCGTGTTGAAAGTAAAACCCGTTACTGAGAATACGCCTGCTGGGAAGAGAACGTAACCTCCAGTCGAAGTCGCTGCGGCATTCGCGTTTAGGATTGAAGTCGTGCTGTCAGCGACGCCTTTTCGATCTGCCCCGAACCAACAGACGTTGTACGCGCCGGTGATCGAGGACGCGTCGCGGATCCATCGCCCGGCCGCGCCGGTGCCGAGCGGCCCGGCCTTGATCGTGCCACCGTCCTCAGTCGCAACGCTATTCGTGTTCCAAGAGAACCAACCACCCCCGCCATCGCCCTTCGTCGCGTAGCCGTCTAGGAACTGGGCCTGATGATCGACCGCCGCGATTGTGGCTAGGGTCGCAAAAAAGATCCCGGCCGAGCCAGAGAGCTGCACGTCAGTCGCGCCGGTCGTCGGATTGTCCGCGACGGTTGCACCGACCAAGTTCAGCGTTCCTCGCTTCGTTACCGGGGTACCGGCAGCCGTGACTTGCTTGTAACCTGACAGAAGACCGTCAAGCCATGATTGATCTTTTGCCATCAGCTCCCCTGCCAGTAACGAGCCGTCGAAAGACGCGAAGCGACCCGAATCCTACCAACCGATTTACTCCAGCGCGCCCAGGTGCCGTCGGGAAGCCCGACCCCGTCACGCGGGTGCGTCGGGTCGAAGCTCGCGTTGTCGAACGCTATGATGATGTTCACGCAGGACGTGCCGCCCGGCTTCCAGTCGCTCACGATGCTGCGCACCGATTGCACCTGGTCCGTCGTCGCGGTCGTGCCCCAGGTCCGACCCGGGTCGCCCCACTTGACCCCGACGTCGCCCCAGTTGCTCCCAGGCGACCAGAGCCCGTTCGGGTAGATGACCACCCAGAAGCGAGCCCAACGCGCGTCCACGGGCCCGTCCCAGTCCCAGTTATTTTGGCTGAGCAGGACCGAGGTCGTGCCGTCCGCCGCGCGCGAGAACCAGTCGCCCTTCACGTTAACGACCCGGATCGCCGGCAGCGGCCCCATGTAGTCGGCGAGCTGCTGCAGCAGGGCGAACGGGTTGCCTCGGACGACGTGACGGTCAAGCCATGGGATCAGGCGCTTCGCGTAGCTGGTCGAGCTCTCGCCGATCCCGCGGACGATCTTTCGGTCGCGGCCGATCGCTGCCAGTGCGTCGTCGGCCGCTGGCGTGCCGGTCGGGTCCTGCTGCGGGAAGCGCGCGAGCAGGCCCTGGCGCAGGCGCTCGGTGAACGCGTCCTTTAGCGCGTCCAGGACGTAGCCCATTAGCTGGCTCTCGCCCTCGGACGTGAGCCAGGATGGCCCTAGGAACTTGCGCGAGTTCCTAAAGTTCGGCGCTTCGCTCATCGTCCCGGAATAATGTTGATGGTCCCAGTCACGGTGCCGAGCTCAGCGACGTCTCCGTTAGCCATCGCGAGCGGCAGAGTCGGGACCGTCACCGCGACGCGAAAAGTCTGGAGCGGGAACACGCCGCCGATCGCGCTCTCGATGATCGACGGGTCGAGGGTGCCAGTCGTGGCCGGGGGCGTGATGTCGCCTCCAATCGGCCGCGTCGGGAACATCGCGGCGAGCGCGGTCTGGACCGCGGCCTGGATCTGAGCCGCGGTCTGGTTCACGCTCTGGTAGACCCAAAGCATGTAAGAGATGTTGACCGTGACCGGGTTCGCCGATACCGTCGTCGGCGTGATGCAGACCGGCGTCGCCCACTTGAGGACCGCTGCCTGGACCGCGGCCACGTCGCCCCCGCCGACCGCGCCCGTCGCGCTGGCCACGTACAGGGTCACGTTCCCGCGCGTGTTGTCGCCGTAGGCGCGGGCCCGAGTGATCGTGTTGATCCCGGTCAGGGCCGGCGTCCTGGCCACGAACTCATAGGCCTCGGCCGGGCCGTTAGGGCTAAGAGACGCAAGCTTGGCCCTGCACTGAAGGATCGTCGTGGCCGCGCTCTGCTGATCGACGCCGATCGCCGCTACCGGGTTCGAGCAGGTGACCGCGAGCAGGTTAGTCACCATCGAGTCGATCTCGCCGACCCCGGCCGACCCGGCCGACCCGGCGACGTCCGCCACGAAGTTGATCGTGAGCGAGCTCAGGCCCTTGAGCGTGCCAGGGTCGGTGTTGTGGTAGGTCGTCCCCGTGGACGAGTCCTTGACCGTGACATCCCCTGGGCCGAGGACGTAGATACCGCCCCCAGCGTTCGTGAGCGTGATCTGCACCGTCGCAAACGTTGCCGGAGGCACGTCCACGTTGAAGACTTGCTTGGCGAGCACGACCAGCCAGCCGGGCGTCGCGAAGTCGAGGAACCCCGAGCCAACGAACCCGGCAGCCTCGGCCTCGAGACGCGCGAGCACGTCCGCCTCAAGCATGAAGAGCGAGCGCGTGGGGTCGCCCGGTTGCCAGGACGTGACCGGCAGGCCGAGCGTCTGGGCGAGCTGCAGGGCCCCGTCCAGGATCGAGGCCGAGTCCTCGACGACGAGTAGCGACGCGAGCGAGGGGGGAGGCATTAGCTTGTCGTTATCCCTAGGAGTTCAGCGGTCACGTCGTTCACCGAGAGCACGAGCTGGAATGGCCCAAGCGAGGTCAGGGCCTCGACCGAGATCGTCCAGGAGACCGCCGGGCCGGACCGGACGCTCGACACCAAGACGTCGGCCGACTCGACGCGCTCATCCTTCAAGATCTCGGACTGTACCTGCCCCTCGAGCGCCGCTGACTCCGAGGCCGAAGTCGTCGAGCCGAGCTTGCCGATAAGATCGAAGCCGTAGTCGGCCTCGGTGTCACCGCCGCGGAGTGTGCCGCGGGGCGTAGACAGGCGCCGGTAGACGGCCTCGGCGACCAGGCGCGGGCCGGTAACAAATCGCCCGGTCTTGATCGAGTCCGTACAACTGAGATCGCGGCCGAAGTCTACGGTAGGGTCAGCCACAGGTCACCCGACCGGAACCGCTCGAGATCGCGCCCTGCATCGGGTTCGAGATCGTCACCGGGGTCATACCGGCGACCGGCGTGGCGGCGTTCCACTGCGTGGGCGTGATCTGTATCGAGTCGCCGACCCTACCGAGCGCTGGGCCGCCCCCGGCAAGGTTCACGATTGGGGCGAGGAAACCGGCGCCGTCGGGATCCTCAAATGAGTGCACGTAAGGGCGTCCGGGATCAGCGTCCAGGAATCCGACAGCCACGCGGGAACCAAGGGCGTAAATTGCACTCGTGCCCGGAACGCCCGGGCGTACTGGCACGCGGAGCAGATCAGGCATCCCGGTTGACACACGCACACACTGGAGATCGAGTCGGTTCCCATGTTGCTGGACGATCCTATATTCGTAAACGCCGCGAAACTTCCGGAGCGGGTCGAGCTGGTCCACGATCGCCCGGAGCGCCGAGAGGCGCCGCGACGTGCCCGTGCCCTGCTTGCCATAGATGCGCGAGCGCAGGCCCGCCGAGATCGACCACTCGTGCTCGACGTCGACCGCGGTGAGCCCAGCGACCGAGGCCCCTGGTAATACCTGAGCGACCGAGTCACTGGCCACCTCGACATAACCGCGGGCTAGATCGATGCGGTCAGTCTGGGAGAATTTGAAGTTCGGCTTCGTCGCCGGGCGCGCGCCGAGGCGCGTCTTGCCGTCCTCGCCCACGTACCAGGTCGAGGGCGCGACCATCTCGAGCACTCGGCACGCCGGGCCCTCGGGCCGGGTGAACGCCGAGCCGAGCCGGGCCGACTGGTCGACCGTGGACGCGTCCAAGGTCTCGCCGGCAGCCGCAGCAGCGTCGCCTATCACTAGCGAGAGCTTGACCCCGGCATCGTTCGCGTAGGACTTCTTCGCGACGGTCTTCCCCCAGCCGCCCGCCCCGGCGACGACGCGGAAGAACGACCGACCCTGCCCTGGCCCACCAGATAGTACGGTACCGACGATCGTCAGGTCCGAGACCACGACCGTCGCCTTACCGGTGATCGAGACCTCGCCCTCGATCGCGACGTCGCAGTAGGACGCGCCCCAGGCCGGGATGGATACCCTGGCCTCGGTGATCCTGTTGCCGTTGATCGTGGCATTGACCGTCATCCGAAGGGGGTTGCCTGGTATTGGTTCGTGAGCGCTTCGAGCTGCTTCTTCAGGGCCGCGTTGGGGTCGGGCTGCGGCTTGGCCTGGGGCACTCCCTCTTGCTTCCGAGGCGGGCGGTACTCCTGGAACTTGACGGCGACGTTCGCGCCGCCCTTGCCGTCGTAGATCATGCCGCCGACCTCGGCCTTGACCACGCTCTTGATGTCGTTCGCGGCCAGGTCGGGGTGGTAGATCGATGCGGCCGATGGCTTGCGCGGGTTCGAGACCGTGGCCTCGATCACCTTCTGGAACGGGGGCCAGAGCGCGAAGTCGTCGGGCTCGTCGGCCACGGCCTTGGTCAAGTAGAAGGTCGCGGTGAACTCGACCGGCGGCGTCCACTTGTACCGGACGATCGCGCCGTTCAGGAACGGCCCACCCTGCACATCCCAGACGACCTTCCGGTCGTGCCCCGACAGCGTGACCTTGCCGGGCGATTTCTTGCCCGACAGGACGATCACATTGTAAAGCTCTTCCTGATCAATTATATTAGGCATCAGGTCGAAGGCACCATCGCGCCCAGCTGCGCGGCGTCACCCTCCATGAGTCGGGTCAGGACCTCGGCGAAGCGGGACTCGGCGGTCTCGGCGTCCTTCACGCCGTTGAACGTGAACGTGGCCCCGGAAAGGTTCAGCGAGCGACCTGACCCGCCTGCGGCAGCGGAGGCCGAGCCCGGGCTCGCGGCAGGGGGCGCGGCCATCTTGTCCATGGCAGCGCGCACGCCGGCTGACGAGTCGACGATACCGCCCTCCATACCTTCACCGGTCTGATAGCCGATCTTATAGGTGGCCTTGGCCGGGCTAGCGATTCCGAGAAACTTCTTTACCCCATCGACGGCATTCTTGACCGTGCCAACCATGGCCGCAAGAATCTTAGGACCGGCAGTCTTGATACCGTTGACGATGCCCTCGACCATGGCAACGCCGACGTTCGCGACCTGCATCATCGCGTAGACCGCGCCGACGACCACGGCGACCGACGCGGCCAGGGGCGCGAACGCGACGGCGATCAGAGTGGCGATCGTGCCGGCGATCAGGGCCGAGACAATCAGGAAGGCCTTGCCGAGGCCAACGAGGACTGACGCGTGCGGCTTGAGCGCGATGAGCGCCTGGAGCGCCCAGATCTCCATATGGAGGAAGAATGCCTCGACCGCGAACTGGGCCGACGCGGCCTTATCGACCAGGGGCTGGAAGATGCTCTCGAAGACGACCTTGATCGCGCGCCCGCTGGCCGTCGACTCATCGAAGAGCGAGACCATGCGCTGCAGCGCGAAGAGGAGCGGCTCTATGTTCAGGTTACCGAACAGGCTCGAGATGTTCTGCTTGAAGATCTTGGACTGCTGGTCCAGGCCTAGCATCGCCTTCTGGAAGTCGGGCCCGAACTTGAGCCGCGCGGCCCACAGAGCCGACTGCTGGATCGCGTTCGAGAGGTCCTTGCCGCGGTAGCCGGCGTAGGCGAAGCCCTTGCCCATCTCCGTGAGTTCCTCGACGGAGAGCGGCAGCGTGCGGGCGAGGCCGCGGACCTGCGTATAAAGCTCATCGCCGGCCTTCACACTCTGGGTCATGCCCTGGGCCAGCAGGCGCGAGTTTCGGTTCGCGTCGGTGAGGCCTACCGACCACTCGCCGACCTTCACGACCAGTGCGCCAAACGCCGCTACCGCGCCGACGACCGCGGCCACCATCGCGACGATGAGCACGGTCGTACCGGTGATCACGCCGGCACCTGACCCGAAGGCGGCCTTGAGTTTTGAGAAACCCGAGCCGAGGCTGGCGAACTTGTCGCCGACGTCCGCGAGCGGCCCACCGAGCTTGCGCAGGCCACGAGCGATCTTCTCGTACGGCGGGTCCTTCTCGGCGTCCTGCGCGGCCTTGAGCTCGGCCGCGACCTTCTTCGCCGCGTCCTTGGCCTTATCGAGGGCCGAGGCCTCGTCCGTGAGTTTGCTCTTGGCCTTCTCGGTCGCGCTCGCGAGCTCACCCTGTCGCGCGATCAGGTTGTTTAGCACGGTCGCGGCGCGCTCCTGCTGCTTGGCCGTGCCCGTGTCCGTGGCCTGCTGTAGTTTCCCGCGCTGCGAGTTGATGGCCAGCCCCACGCGCTCGTAGGCCTTCGCCGCGCGGTCGGCCGTGCGCTCGGCCTCGCGGTAGGCCGAGTCCTGGGCCTTCACGGCCTTCGAGGCCGACTCGAGGCGCGCGGCCAGGACCTCGACCGACTTGGACGCCGCGTCGAGGCCTGCCTGGCCCTTGACCGGGATGTCGATCGTGAAGGATGTCTCGTTGTCGGTCATTTACTTCTTCGTCAGGTACCCGCGCACGAGCTGGATCGTTTCCGCGACCACGAACTTGCCCGCCCGCGCATCGCGCTGCGAGTCGTCGGTCTCTTCCGGGCGCAGCCACGCGTCGAGGCACTGCGAGAGGACGTAGGGCGAGTGCTGCGCCTCGCGCACCCGGTCCTTTAGCCTTTTCCCTCTTCTTCTCCTCGCATCTCAGCGACCTTCGCCACCTCGATTGCCAGCGAGATCAGGACACCAGGGAAGGCCTCGAGCACGGCCGCGCGCTCGGGCGTGTCCTTGGCCGGGTAGACCCAGCAGACGTGCGCGAGCTGCTCCTGGACCTTGCGCCGGTCAACCGGGTTCTTCTCAGATCGCGACACGCCGTCACAGTATCGCTTGTACTCGATCGAGGTCGGCGGTCGGAAGGCGACCCTGACAGGGACCCCCACCTTGAAGCCGTTCGCGGTCATCGTGTGCAACGACTCGTTCGCCTCGGCTTCGAGCGCGTCGATCGCCTCCATGTCCCTCGTCTCTTGCTCGAGGCGCGCCTTGTCCGCCGCAGCCCTGCGCTCAGACCGGCGCGCCTCGATCTCCTCAAGAGTTGCCATGATCAGGCAGCCGCCGTGTTCGCCTGCGCGGGCGCGGGCGCGGGGACTGGCGTGGTGTCGAGGGCCTGCGCATCGGCGACGACCTTGGCGATCGCGGTCTGCAGGTCGGCGTGCGCCTGCTTCATGGCCGCGATAGAGTTCGCGGCGGTCGTCGCATCAGCCTGGGACTTGATCGCGGCGTTCGAGAAGGCCTGGGCCTTGTTCTCACAGTCAGTAGCGTCAGCAAGAAGCGTATCAGACATATTTTCTCCCCTTTACAGTAGAACGATCTCTAGACCGTCGACCACGTCAGCGATCTCGACCGGGTTGAGTGTGATCTCAACCTTGTCCGGGTCAAACCCTTCTTTATTGTCATCACTGTCGCCGAGATATCGGCAACCTTTGAGCCAGGCCTCGAAGATGTCGAAGCTCCCAGGCGGCGTGTGCTGGATTACGACATCGAAGGATACAAGCGAGATGCGGGCCTGATTTCCCCTTCGAGGGGCGACCTGAGCAAGGGCACGGATCAAATTCCGTTTCCCGCTGCGATACAAGGTCCAGGTAGCCTCTTGCGAGCCTTGACCAGTGGTTTGGGAGATCACTCGCCCACCGCTAGCTCCGCGTTTTTGCCCGACCTCGTTCTTTCGCGACCACTTGATCGCCGAAATATCGGCCATCTGAATCAATCCGACACCGATCCCATTAATCTGCGCCGTGACCGAAATATCCGCCCACGAGGGCTCAATGTCATTCAGAGAGGGGTATGCTTGATTGCTCATTATCAGACTCCGGGATTCACGCGGACTCGGGTCTTGAGCTGCTCAAGAGTCCCATCCAGGACCAGATCCAGGGTCCCATTGAACAACGCCCCAGGCGTGCTGAGTACGTCAGTCTTGCTGGCCTGCCAAACTGCACTACTACACCTCTTCCCTTCTGCGAAATTTTGCAGCAAGTTGATCTGAAGCGCCTTATTGACGCGCTTCTCGATGAGGCCTAGCGCGGCCGGCGTGGCAGTGCCGTTGGCATTGAGTTCGAGAACCTGACCGATCGCCTGCTCGGTCGCCTGCTGCACGACCAGGGACGCGAGGTTAGTCACGGCCATGTTGTGGGTCCGCGACAGGATCGCCCCTTCGGTGTCCCGAGTGAGTGACAGCGCGACGAACGCGCCGAGAGGACCGTTGCCGTAGGAGCGCAGGCACGTGAAGCGCCCGGCGACGCCGCCAGCACTGCCGCCGGTGCTCGGGCTTCGGTCGTCGAACAGGACGCTGTTCCCGTTCGCGTCCGTGATCACGAACCCGTCGATTGGCCCATCATCCTTGCGATAGGTCGGGATCTGGACGTCGTGCGTGTACTCGCGCGTCGAGACGGCCCACTGCGCCGGGCGCTGGAAGACCCAGCCCGTGATCGGGGACTGAACGTACGCGCGCCCTGCACCTAGGTCGACCCGCTTCTGCGCGTCCACAGCGGCGAAGGCTGCGGTTTGAGCTGAAATCCAGGCACCCATTGTCAGGTTCTGGTTCACCGAGACGGCCGAACCCATGTCCGGACCCTCGTTGACGAGCCCGGACGCGAACGTCATCACAGTCGCCGAAAGCGCCGTGATCGTCAGCGTGAGGTTATTGCTGGCCGTGCCTGTGATCGTGACGCTCTGACCGATCGCGAAGCCGTCGCTGATCCAACTGCCGGCAAGCGGTCCAGCTCGCGTGATCGTGTGGCCTGCAGCCGCGAACGTGACCTGCTCCGACGCGACGATCGCGACGCCGGACGCGTCCGGGCCCTCGCTCACGACCCCGCCCGCGAACGTCATCACGGTCGCGGTCAGGTTCGAGATCGGCCCCAGAACGCCGTTGTTGAGCGTGCTGCCGCTGACCGTCACCATGTCTCCGATGGCCATGCCGTCGGTCAGGAAGGAACCGGACGCGCGCGTGATCGTGTGCCCGACCCCGTCGAAAGTGATGCTGGGCCCGCCCACCATCGCGATGGTCGGCTTGGACTTCTTCGCGAGCGGTAACCGGTCAGGTACCTGCGCGCGGGCGTAGACGTAACGCTCGTTGACCGTCTCGTAGTTGTTGACCTCGCTCACGACGTAGTTTGCGAACGTGCTGTTCGGCACGTCCCCGATCACCATCCACGAGCGAGACTGCGTCTGCTGCGCGGCCAGGGCCTGGCGCGCTGTCGACATCGCGGTCGTGCCCCACATCGGAGCGGTCGTGTTGAAGGTCAGCGGGTTGTCGCCGACGTTCAGGGTCCCGGGGCCGAAACTGAGCGTGAGACCGAGTTGCGGAATCGCGTAGCTCGTGTTCGTGCCGAGACGCACAGGCTGGGTCGACTTGCCGCCGTCCATCGAGAGATTCAGCACGACCTGGTCAGTTCCGACGGTGCCGGTCGAGACTGCGGCCCCGGTCGCGCCGCTGAGGATGCTGGCGACCGTGACGATGCCCTGGACCTGGTCCAGCGGCCCGTTCGAGCCGGCGGTCACGCCGACCGTCGAGGTGCCCGTGTTCCCGGTCGTGTCCTGGCTGCCGATCACGCCCTGGGTCGTGATCGGCATGCCGACGAAGACCGCAGGCTTGCCCGTCTTCAGGAAATGGAGCGCGGTGTAGTCGATGCCCGGCGCGTAGCCGTGGAACGCGAGCAGGTCCTGGCTCGAGGCCCAGAGGCGCGGCAGCGAGTCCGCGTTCTGCGTGACGCACCCGAGAACGGTCACGTAGTCGGTGTTGGCCGTGAATGAGCCCGAGGACTCGTCAACGACCAAGGTAGCATTGGGAAGGTTAGCCATTATCGATCCTTGTCATGCGGTCTCGGTCGTCTCGCCGGACTCGTTCACTTGGAATGTGTTGTGGACGACGGTGCCGGTGCCCGTGACCATCGCCGAGGCCTGGCTCTCGTTCACGAGGCCAGAGCCGAAAGTCATCGTAGAGTCGGTCAGCGCCGTGATCGGGCCGACCGTGCCGTTGTTGCTCGCGGTGCCGGACACGATCACCTTCTGGCCGACCGCGAACCCGTCCAACAGCCAGGAACCGAAAGAGCGCGCGATCGTGTGGCTAGCGGCCGTGAAGACCAGTGCCGGGCCGCCGATCAGCTGCGGCGTGACCGTCGCGGTCGGGCCCGCGGTGCCGTCCCAGTTCCTGTCAGCGACGCCGCGATCGATCGTGACGTAGAGCTCGTAGACCGCACCGCCGGGGGTCTCACTGGGTTTCAAGTCGGGCGGGTCCACGAACTTGCCCGACCGGAAAGTCAGGATGTTCGCGCGCTCCTTGACGACCACGTCGAGACCGCATAGGACCATGTCTAGGACGTGCTCGGCGCGACGCTTGTGCTCCCAGTAGATCGAGCCCTTCGTCGCGGCCTGGGCGTAGATCGTGACCTTGACTCCGACGACTCGGGTCAGACGCGTGCGCGGGTTCGTGTCCGCGCGGTGCCTGGGAGGGAACGAGTCACCGTTCGGGTCGTGCTCGATCACGATGCGCTCGCGCCCGAAGGTCGTCGTTGGGCGGCGTTCGGGGCCGTCGTACACCGCGAAGGGGCAACCCTTCGAGCCGATGCGCGCGGCCAGCTCTACGCCGATCTCATGCAGCAATGCCGAGTTCCCTCTTCAGTCTCTTGAACTTCTTCTCGCCGCCCTTGGCCAGGTGCCAGCGCACCTGATATTCCGCGTCGAGATGCTGCTCCAGGATCCCGGCGTTCTGCAGCGCGTGCAAGTAGCGGAGGGTCTGGACCTGCGCCTCGATCAACTTCACAAGCCAATCTCCTGCTTCACGACGCGCACGGCCGTGCGCTCGATCGCGCGGATGTAGTTCGCCGGGAGCTGCCCGGACTGGCGCGGGAAGACCGGGCGCCGGCCTATTTGAAATCGGGCATAAGGCACGCCGAGCGCGACGCGGAGCTTGGTACCGACCGCGACATAGTGGATCTGTTCCTCGAGCGCGCCGGTCTTGTGCAGGGTCACCTTCTGGGCCTCGACCCCGGGTGCCCAGGGCACGCCGTCAGGGGTCTGCGAGCCGTCGAAGGACACCTTCGCCAGTGCAGTGATCTCGGGCGCGACCTCGGCCGCGACCTTATGCGCGAGCACGGTAGGCAGGCGCCTTAAGTCATTCGCGAATTGCGAAAGTGATTTACTCAAGCGGGTCGAAGGTGATCGGGTTGCCGAAGTTGTCGAAGGTCGGGTCGCGGAAGCCGATGAACTTGCTGTTGCGGTTCGTGAACGTCGACAAGTTCGCAGGCTTGTTCGGGGGCGTGGCCGCGTCGCGCACGGGCAACCCGTCGGCCCAACGCTTAAGCTGCTTCGCGGCCGAGGCCTCTAAGGCGTCCATGGACTCGGACGTGGTCCCTGAGAGGAGCTGGATCCGGCGCGCCACGAGCTGGGCGACGATCCCGACCACGGTGATCGGGTAGGGCGCCTGTAGCGGCACGACGTGTGCCGGCAAGAACCCGTCAGCAAAGCGCGAGTAGAACTCGCCGAGCTGGGCGAAAGGCAGGTCCTTCGTGACGATCACCGCGACCCCGTCCGTGGTCAGAGTGATCGGCGCGCCGTTCGGGGTCGCGGAGACTTGAAAGGAAGAGTCGGTCTGGTAAAGGACATAGTAGACCGTCCCGGCGACGAGCGGGGCCGGTAGGACCCCACCCGAGCCGGTGGGCGTACGCAGTGTGATCGCGTCGCCGTTGACGAGGCCGTGCTCGGAGAGGATTGCGGAGCTCGTTGAAGAAAGGATGCTCTCGACAAGCCTACCAGGGTTTCCTAGGGAACCCCTCGGAAGACCGTACGTATACACGTCGGCTTGGGTGACGTAGCTGGTCATGCGGCTGTGAGAAGAAACGCGGCGAGCGAGGTGGGGTCATACAGCGTCCGGTTGTCGAGTCGATTGCCGTTCTTGTGGTGCACGTTCTCGTGCTTGAAGAGCTCGCGGCCTAAATGTTTCTCCATTACAAGACGATGTTCGAGTTGTTTCCCAAAATATTTGTAGCCAGTTGGTGCAACATATCCGCCCTCTTGTCGTTTCAAGGGCGCTGACATGTCTCGACCCTCTTCCAACAACCCTCAAATGAACATGTCCGATTGTATTGGCGTTCAGGCACGCCTTCCGCGCGTCTGCGTTTCACGTCACAGATTTCCGAGGCGTAGTGCCTCTTACATAGGCCCTTGGCTCGATGGGGCTTTTCGCAACCTGGAACTGAGCACTTTCTACCTCGAAGGCCTTCCGGCCGTTGAGCATCGTAGTGCCGGCTGCAGAGCCCCTTACAATGTCTAGGGGCGCCGCAGCCGGCAACCGAGCAAGATTCATTGAGCATTGAAGTCATCTCTCAAACTCATAGCGCCAAACACGTACCATATACTGGTCTTTTCGCCATTTCAAGAGAGAGACGAAATGTTAAATAAAATCAGCGAGTTGGCCCTTTGATTCTTCGAATTGCAAAGGGCAAAGCCAGACCAAACCCATACCAGATGTGCGAGGACAACTTCAAGCGGCCCGTGTCCTTGAAGTAGTCGCTGCTCTCGTCCCACACACGCAGCGCGAGCGAGGCCGGGACCGTCTGGCGCATCATGACCCAGGGCATGATCCCCATCTTGTTGATGAGCTTCGAGTCGGCGAGGTACCAGTCCGCCGTCGAGCCGCTCTTCTGCGTGACTTCCTTGAGCGGCACGACCTTGAACCGGCCCTTGTACACGTTATCGACCGCGGCAGCCGCGATCGGGTGGTCCGCCGTGAGGGCGCCATCGGTGATGAACTCAAGCATGCGAGCGTTCGCGAGCCCGACGCGGAGCGGTTCCGCGTAGTCGTTCGGGCAAAAGATCGTGTCCGGATCCGCGCCGAGGAGCTGCCCGTTCTCGTCGGGGACCTGGTTCTGCATCGCGGTCACTTCGTTCTGGATGTTATCGATCGAGAACAAGCCGCCCGCGTTGCCGGTGACGATCGAGCCGAGCACGTTCTTCGCCGTGCTCTGGTAGTTCGACCAAGTCGCGCTGCCGTCGATCTGTCTGGTGACGGACGCGTCCACCATATTGATCGGGTGCGTGGACGAGAAGAAGTTCTGACCGTCGACGCAGACGCGGCCCACGCCACCCGGGTCGTTCGCCGACCCGACCGCGCCGCCGCGCGTGCCAGAGCCGTCGAGGATGATGGCCATCTGGTTGTGCCGGTGCTGGTTCTCAGCGAGAACCAGGCGGCTCGGTGCCATCGACCAATTCCGGTACGCGAAGACCTTCTGGAGGATGTCCAGGGCCTTGGCCTCGTAGCCGGCGTCGAACTCTTCCGACTTGATGTCGAACGAGGCCTCGCGCAGGGTCCGGAACTTAGATTCCGACTCCGTGCGCGTGTAGAAGGTGTGCATCTGGGAGACGGGGAACGTCACCTCAGACCGGTCGGTCGGGACCATGTCCCCGTGTTCGTCGGCCCACCCGGATGGGTTCGAGGCGGCGAGGACGGCGAGATAGCGGTCCTGGAATTCGCGGAGAGCTGCGGCGGACGTCGCCGGCAGCGTGTCTTGCCTGAAATACGGATTGAGGGGCATCTATTTTTCCTTTAAAGTCTACCGGTCAACCCGATCAGACGTGTCCTACGGAGTCGAGGTTCCAGTTGGTGCCGTCGAACCAGGCCTTGACGAAGCCGGCCTTCGAGACGACGAGGACGGCGAGATCGTTCGCGCCGGGGCCGCTGTTGTGGACCGTAAGCGTGTTCGCGCTCGTGTCCGTGCGCGTGATCGTGATCGTGTCACCGACCTGAGCGTTGGTCGTGCTCAGGTTCACGGTGGAAGCCTGGCTCATGGTCGGGAACGTGTAGCGCGTATTGTCCGAGAGGACTCCTACGCTCTGCGCCGCGACGTCTGCCAGGTTCGTGCCGTTCTGCGCGGTGAGCAGTCGAAGAACTGCCGCGTGACCGATGTAGACGCGGACCAGGCCGTCGTCCTCGAAGCCGACGAACAGACCCGCAAAACGTTGTCCGGCCGCGCCGGTGCCGACGTGGTTGTCGTCCTCCATGTACAAGTTCGCGTACATGGGGGTCGCGTCCGTCGGAGCGTTCGTGCCGGCCGTGAACTTGAAGATCCGGTCGAACATGATCTCGGCGCGGATCGCACCGTCGCTCGCGCCGCCGAGCGCGTCGTGCGTGACCACGCCGACGCAGTCGCCCGCGCCCGCCGTAGTACCGGTGACGAGCGCGCCACCGATTTCGGCGACCATCGCGCTCTCCCAGAGTTGTGCGGACGCCTTGACGGGCAGGACCGCGTTTCGCCCGCCTTGCCCTACGGGCTGAAGCGGTTGACCCTTCGTGAGATTTGCCATTGTCTATTTTTCCTTCCGCGCTCAGTGCTGCGCGCCGTCGCGGCGCACTTTAAGAGCCGCGTAATCCTTGGGGTCAGCGCCCGCGTCCTTGCAGAACTGCAACTCCTGGGCTGTCAGTTTCGCGACCTCTGCGTCGATCGTCGCCGCACCGGCAGTCACGGTCCCGGCCGGGGGCTGAACGCCCGCAGCCTTGTCCGCCTTCGCGCCACGTGCCGCGCGCTGTTCCTCGACGTGCGAGCGCAGCTCCACGATCGGCATGTTCAGCCAGCGGGACTTGAGCTTCTTGTTGGTCTTCGCCAACGGGTCAACGAAGATCGTCGCCGGAAACTCGGCACCTAGCTTCACAAGCTCGATGCAGAGCTGCCGACGGTCGCTCGCCTCTAGCTTCGCGCGGTCGGCCTCTAGCGCAGCGCGCTCGGTCGCGAGCGACGCGTGGGAGGCCTTCCAGGACTCCACGACGTTCAGCGCCTCGGCGAAGGACGCGGACGAGGTCGTGCGCAGGAACATCGCGCGCATGGCCTTGTACGAGGCTTTGTTCTTCTCGTACTCCTCGTCCTCGTCTTCCTCGTGCTCTTTCGGGTCTTCCTTATTCGCGACGACCTTAGGGTCGATCACGGCTTCCTTCTCGGGCTTGGGCGGGGCCACACCCTCTCCCCCGTCGCCCTCGGAGCCGTCCTCATCGCCGGTGCCCTCGCCGTCCGCCGCGGCGGACGCGATCAAGTGCTTGAGGATTTCAGTTGCTTTCGCGTCGTCGCCCTCGGCGATCGCGTCCAGTGCTTCTTTGATGACCTTGAGGTCCATTCCGGGTTTCCTTTGAACAGAGGCTGCCACGAGGGCAGGCGTGTCATGCGTGGCAGGCATCGCGGTGATCGCGATGTTGAACATCTTGAGGACCCGCCGAGTCTTCGGGTCAGACTTGAACGCGGGCGATATGTAGCGCTGCGTCTTCTCTCGTAGACGGCGCTCGCCGTCCGGCGTCCACTTCACGTCGCAGGCCCATAGCTCGCCGTCGCGGAGTTCGAGCTTGCACCAGCCTCGCGCGTCGCGCGCGGTCGGGTCCGGCGCGCCGCCCTCGACCTCGAGCGACTGGTGTTCGAGGTCGATCATCAGGTCAACGCCCCACTTCTCGTAGGCGGCCATAACCGATTTCGCTGCGGCAGCGTCGAAGACGAATTCGCCGTTCTCGGTCGAGTTCACACCCTTGGTAAAGAGCCTGAACTCGGTCGGCGGCTCACCGTCCGATATCGAAGTAGAGAGAGTGAAAAATTGAGGTTTCATTTATTGTGTTTGAAATACTCGATTTCCCTCAGTCGTTTCTCTGCCTCGGCCTTCGTCTTGTACTCGCCTAGCTTCTTACCGCTCTCGGAGTACACGCACCACTTGCCGCCCTCGTGCTTGATCGTGTTCATCACTAGCGATTGCTCTTGCACGTGCACAGGTTCGGGCGCGGGTGCGACCGGGGCCGAGATCGCCGGCACTGGGACGCGGTAGGACGCTGCGAGCTCGATCACGTAGTCGGGCGTAATCGTGACCCCAGCCTGGTGGACGGAAACGAGCGCTTTGGTGAACGCCTCGTTGCGCTTAGAGAAGTCCGAGGTCTCGCGCTCCTTCTCGTCGTTGGGTAACAGGTACTTGCGCTTGGGAGCCAGACGCGAGTCGCCGAAGTTCATCGCGCACCAGGGCGCGATGACCCCGGTGTCGATGCCGCGAGAAATGCACTCCAGATCCCCGCGCACCTTCGTGTCCGCGACGCCGAACAGGGCCTGTATGTTCACACCTGGCGCGCCGCCCTGGCTGCCCAGAGTACCGTCCGTGCCGAGGTAGATTCTCGCGGCGGCCTTCTCGGCATTGTTCATGAGCTCGGACCAGACCTGCCAGGCCGTTGAATTGTTGGTGACGAACTCCGTCTTCGAGCCAGCGGGTCGGATGCCGGCCGGGGCCTCGTCGCTCGCGATGGATCGAAGCAGGTCAATGAAGGCCTGCGCCTCGAGAGACAGATTGCCGTCCCCGCCCTGCAGCGGCACGCCGGAAGGCAACTCGCCGATCACCTTCGCGCTGCCGTGGGCTTTGCTGCCCTTGCTCCAGTCCTTGGCCGCGAACGCGTGCCGGGCCCAGACGAGGGCCGATGGAAGCAAGCAGGCGTCCTTGCGGAACGGCTCGAGGTCATGCTTTTTGAATATGACCCAGCGCCCATCACCGTGCAGGACCGGGATCCAGTAGCCGCCGACGAACCCGTACTGGTTGTAATCAGAATCCGGGATGTCGCCGGGCTGGACCGTGTTCGGGTCCGCGCGCGCCTTGAAGATTCGGAATACTGGGTCCCACCTAATATATTCGATGGGCCAGTAGTGCATCTCGAGGTCGACGCGCGAGCCGTCCGCTCGGGGGGTCGCGACGTTGCACCCGAAGGCGACCCCGTGGTCGACCAGGCACCCGTGAATGTCCGCGAGCGTGTCCTCGTTGATCCCCACGCCGTTGGCGCCGTAGAGCGCCTCTGCCTCACCACCGATCAGCGCGCCGCGCGCCCCAGGCGCGGCCTCGACCTCGACCGGGATGCACCGGCGCGGGGCCAGGCGGTTGTGCCAGGCCGTGAAGAGCGCGTCGTCGGTGCGGAACTGCTCGGCGAGCCGAGAGGCCAGCACGAACTGGCCCAGCTGCTGCTCTTCCCGAGCGATGTAGATGTCTCGAAGCGTCCAGCCCGGGATGATGTTGCGCCCGTCCCGGGGCATGAACAGCTTCGTAACTAGCCGCTCGAGGTCGAACTCTTTCTCGCGCCTGACTACCTTCGCGCGCTTGGACTGGGCGCCCAAATCAGGCCGCCTTCATCGCGGCGAAGGCGCGGTAGCTGTCGCAGGTCACGAACTTGCTCCCGTGCACGATGTGAGCACCGCACGGAATAGTAAACTCGAAGTGCACGCCCTTATCCGTGGACAACGCGCGCTCAGCTTGCTGCTCGGTGCGCGGACCGATGGCACTGCCGCACTTCTTACAGATCGGTCGCCCCTGCGACGCGACGGTGCGCGTGCCGAGAAGCGAGGCCACGGCGGCTGTGAGTTGGACAATCCTCATTGACCGAAGAGAGCAAACGTGATCTTACCGAGCCCGACCTGGACGGCGGTCGTCATGAACCGCAGCGACGTGATCGCGCCGGCCAACGGTGGCGACGGAGCGGCCCAGATCAACGTGCCGTCCACGGCCAAGTGCGGGAACCAGTTGCCGCCCCAGGCCATGTTGAGTTCCTGGCCGGTCTTGTTACGGATCCAGATCAGGGCGCCCCCGCCGGGCATGCCGGCCAGGGGCATATCAAACTCAACGCCGGCCACGGTGCCATTCGGGATCGGGACCGACCCGACGCTAGCGATCGTGTAGTTCGCGACGACCTGGATGTCGTTGCCCTTGATCGGATTTCCGTCATCGTCGACCCAAGAGAAACCGGCGTGATAGATTGCTTGTGACATCAGATCCGATCGGCGTAGTCAGCGCGAGAGAAGACTGAGGCGAAGCCCTGCATGATTTGAGCAGGCGATGGGGGCTTCGCAAGCTGCTCGGCGACCTTGTGGATCCCGGTGAAGTCCCGGACCGCGTCCGGCGCGGCGTTGTTCAGGTCGAGCAGCTCCACCATCGCGTGCACGAGCGCGTCCAGGTCGCCTGGGCTGTCCCGGCGCGAGCCCTCGGTCGGCGGCTCCCAGGTCGTGAGCGTGTCCTCGAGCGAGCTCAAGTCCGCACCAACCACGTGCGAGACCCGCCCGCGCTCGTACGCCGTGGCTACCGGCGCCGCGCGATCGCCCTTCTCGCCCCTCGCGTGCACTTCCTTGACGAAGACCTTGCCCTGGACCCTGTGCGGGCGCTCGTCCTTGCCGACGACGATCACTTCAAGTCCGCGCTCGCGGGCCAAAGACTTCAAATTCTGCGCGACGAGGTCGCCGCCCTTGTTCGTCTCGGCGACCACGAGGTCACACTCGCCCTTAACGTACCTATCGAGCACGAGCACGCCCCACTGCTCGGGCTTGTGCTTGCCGCTCGAGTCGCCGATCACGTAGCCCTGACCGTCGGTGCCTAGCGCGGCCTCCACGATCCCGGTCGTGTCGCTCCCAGCTCGGGCAGTGACAGCCGGATCAACAGAGACAACGCGGCGGCGAAAGCGGTCAGGCGAAGGACGCCTAGTACGATCGATCCAAGCCTGTTCCCAGAGCGCGCCGTCGACATTCTCAAGCATCTCCCCTAACAGTTCCTCGCGCCCGCGCGCTGTCCGCCCGAACTTGCGCTCTATCTCGGCGATGTATCCGGGCCCGAGGTTAGCCGCGTTCTCGTGCGTGGTCCCGCGCACGATCGGGTGCAGGTCAGGGTCCGCTGCATGGCGCGAGAGCATCTCCTGCAGCAGGGGATGTCTTCGTTTGGCCGTCGCGTCCCAGACGATGCGCGCGTAGCCGAGCCGCGTGCTCAGGAAGACGTTGTCCAGCGCTTCCTGCATCGTCGCGCGGGGCCAGGACTGCAGTTCGCAGATCCAAGCGAGCTGGTACTCGAGCCCGCGTATCTTACCTGGGACTTCCGGTGTCCGAACGTACGCCCGTGCACCGCTCGGCCACACGACCTGCAGCGCGCTGGCCTCCCACTGCGCCCGGAACCAAGGCGGGGACGTCGCGATCAGTCCGTTGGGGCCCAGGACCTGCACGTCGATGCAATTCTGCTCGTCCTGGGCCATCAGGCAGACTAGGGGAGCCCGCCCCTCGCGCGCTTCGTCCGTTACGAAGTTGCTGACCGCGCGCGTCTTGCCAAAACCGCGCCCTGTAAGGAACCCCCACGTGCGCCAATCGTGTTTCGGTGGTAATTGCTTCGACCTGGCCCAGAAAGGCCAGTTCGAGGCCAGTGCAGCAAGCTCCGTGTGCTTGAACTTGCGGCAGGCTGTCTTGATGAACCTGGCCGCGCCCTCTTCGCCTAGGGGGCGGAGTTCTTCGACTATTTTCGAAGCTTGGGAGTGGTCACGCTGCGTCTGCGGGGTGAAAAGCGTCATGGATCAAGGCAAGAAAACGCCTCTCGACCTCGGAACCGAGGACCTGCATGTCCTCGCGCTCGTTCGGGTCCTGTCTCTTAGGCGGCTGCATCTTGTGACGCAGGGCCGCCAAGTCCTTCATTTTCGCCGTGAGGCTCGCGATCGCTGCTAAATTGCCGTTGGTCTCAGCTGCCTGCGCGGCCTGCTCCAGTCTGGCCAGCCAGCGATCGACGTCCTCGATCTTCGCGTTGCTAGGTACTTCGCCTGGGATCTCGAGTTCGGGCCTCAGCGTCTGCGCCCCTTTCGGGGTCGTCGCGCCTTGGTCTCCTCCCTGATCCCGCAATTCTCGCTGTCGCCTGCGTATCGTCGCTATACTTATCGCGCCGTGGATCACGTCGTAGATCGTCTCTGCCGTCTCGCCTCGCGCTGTTCTCGTCGCTATCTCGGTCTCGACTTCGTACGGTAGGGCAATTCGCTTGCGGGCCATGTCGCGGTATTGTTCGGTTCGTTTGCTGCGAAGTCGTCGGAAGGGCCTTGGGCCCGTAAAAACGGAGCACGGCAAGTTTTCCGCGTGTGCTTCGCTTCGATGGCAGCTCGGTTCGAATCGGTTCAGTACTGTTCGGCTGTGTTCAGTATGTTATTACAATGTGAACGGAAATCAAAATCGTCAGAATGAGCGAGTTGAG